AATGCGCTACGAATCCGTTAGGGATTGTTACGATAGTAGCCACATCTGTGGTAGTTACGTTAGCGTTCTTTGTATATAACATTCAGTATGTCCACATAACCCGATGCGTACCCCTTGTGTCTAAATGCACAAACGTATCTGCAACGCCTATGCCTGTAAAGCCTAGCTTCATCGCTTCTTTTATTATTTTATATCGACTTTCACTGTCTAGTATTTGGATGTCAGCAGCAATACCCTGTGCGTGTCTACCGGGTACAGCTTTAGCGGCCTCTATGGAGTGCGTAGGGTCTCTATACCCACTAGTAATCTTAAAGGGGAACCCACAGTTAGCACGTAGTCCGTCTAGTAAGTAAAGGAAGTCTTTCTCCATTCGATTGTTACCTGTCTCTTGACAGTCAAATTCTTCAATCTTGAAGTACTTCACTAGCCTCTCCATCTATTACATCACCACCACTAATGTTAGTACTACCAACACCAGTAATGTTGATCTGTATGGCCGATTTACCAGCACCCTTAGTTATTTCTTGCTCAAAGGCTGATACAGGAGCTACTCGATCCATTACTAACTTCCATGCCGCTGCTTGATTCTTATGATCATCGTCTAGAGCAGCATTAAAGATAGATTCTAGTACAGCCCTAGACTTAGGACTAGCTAGCATACGATCTCTGTACTCATTTATAACAGCAGCAGTGCCCTTAGGTCTGCCTCTGACTCCAGTTTTACGAGCAGTAGTTACTTCAGACTTCTTAGGTCTACCCTTACCCCTCTTTTCCACTAGATTGTGTCTCCTGTAGTCTTATGTTGTCACCCGTCACCCCGGTTACATTAAGTAATCCTTTAGGAAGTTTAGAAGTAAAAGTAAATGTGTTGTAATACTTCTTAACTTATCCCCCAAAGAGGGGTTCTGGATGATTGATTTGACTAAAGGCGTTACGACTAAGGGCCTAACTTAGTATGTAACCTTTGCACTTATGTAACTACAGTATATTATATCATACTTTTTAACAAAAGTCAATAGGCTATAGGCAATATTGTAACATATTACCAAGATTAGTAGTCACACAAGCAGTCTATAGGGTGTCATTTAAGGACATATTCACAAGAGTTATGTAACACAAGAAAACATAAGCGTAATCAATGGCTTACTTTAGGTTTACTTTTGGCTTCTTTTTCCTATTTTTACTCTTTTTTGTGCTTATGCGGCTACAACAATAGTTTACACAAGTCAACCCCCTCCCCCCGTGGTCTAAACACAAGGCAACACAAGGCGCTTCCCAAGTCTAACACAAGGCCACACCAAAGGTCAAGGATAACTTGTGGTATTATTACCATTGACATCATAGGTATACTATGGTAGCTAGCCACAAGGGGTAACACAAGTCAACACAAGAGTCAACGTGAATAATACCAAGGGAAAAAGTAGACATGTGTGTGCCTATGTAGTACCCCTTGAGCACACCTTGAGCCTACTCTGCCTAACACAAGTAACCACAAGATGTCAAGCGTGAATAGTTACATAAGTCTAGCCACTATTATACACACGCGCACACGCGAATAACACAAGGCAACACAAGCTGTCAAACATTATTTATGTGACATATTACCACTAAATAAATGTTGCGAGGATTATCTAGCGATGTATAATGGCTACATCAAGTCGAGAGACACAACAGGAGAAAACACCATGGCACACGTTTACTTAATGACTCGAACGCCCGAAGGCGGCGTGATACAATCCGAGCTTACCGCGTCAATGGATGCCTTTCTGCAAACAATGGCCGAGCTTGGCGCGGTTTATAATGAGATACTAGAGCTGTGGGAAACAGACGAGTGTTTTGATTACTGGCCAAAGGCCGTTTAAAGGGTTGCTTTAATGGTGGGCATCTGGTAGGGTGTCCACTGTTAAACTAACCTAGACAAACAACCAGAGAGGATAACACCATGGACAGAGTAACAGCGAAGCACCTAGATCAAATGGCCGAAGTAATCAATGATCAGTTAGGCGTAACAGCTACAGAGGCGTGGACACGTCAAGAGGATGGCACGTATAAAGCCAATATCGGTTACCACCACGTAATGTCATCGGGATACGGAAGCAGCCTAGTTCGCCTATGCACTGAGGGCGGAGGCGTTACGGACATCTTAAGGGCTAACACTAAGCGCGAACTCATGCAACAAATGCGAGCGTTTTCTTACGGCCTAGCGGCTAGAAATGAGGGCTAAACAATGTTAGTTTATTTTGCTTGCTTTGCGGTAGGGTTTACCGTTAAAATGTTAATAGATGACCATATGGCGCTACTGCGCGAACTAAAAGAGAGGGTTTAAACCATGACATCACTGGAAAGAGAAGTTAAAAGGATTAGAGAAGCAATGGAGTTAGACTTGCAGGTATGCCATACTGATTTAGAGCGCCAGCTATGCCGTGTAATTTGTGAGAAGGAAATAAGAGAGCTAAAAGAGAGGGAAAAATTATGTTACGTAGACTAAAAAACAAACTTAAGAATCTAGCGGCTCGAATCATCACAAACCGTGGGCTTATAGTGCACTTCGATCACTCACAGGGGACGTGGGTTATAGAGAATGGCTACAAAATGAAGCCCATTGTGCGCGTATGGCTCAATCGCTCGCTACGTAGTAAACTAGGTAAATTTAACTAATAGGGGTAAACTATGAAAACTTTTAGCGTAACGGCATCATATGAGGCCACATTTACAGTGGACATTGAGGCGGAGACAGCAACAGAGGCGGAATATATGTTGATGGATATTATCAACGATCACGATATACCAAAAGACAGCAACATAAACAGCCGCGATTATTTTATTATAGGTTCGAGGGGCAAAAATGCTTGACGTACAGGAATTACTAGTGTACATTACGTTTTTCATGGTAATGATGCTATGGGCTGAATCGAGGGGTAAATAGTATGCTTGTTTTTTATGGGTTTTTATCAATAATTATTGCTTACGTACTAATTTGGTATATCGGTTCTCTAGGGGATTAGCGCATGAACATCTTTTATTTAGATCGTGACCCCCACGAGGCCGCACGTCTACAGTGTGATAAGCATGTGGTCAAAATGATATTAGAGACGGCTCAATTACTTTCCACGGCTCACAACGAGCTAGACGGTGGACAAATAGCTTACAAAACTACGCACAAAAACCATCCGTCCGCTGTATGGGCTAGAAAGTCACTAGATAACTACAAGTGGCTGTACAGGCATCTAGAAGGCTTAGGGAGCGAGTACACTAAAAGGTATGGTAAGACACACCTATCGATACAAAAGCACTCTAAGAGCCTCTCAGAGCCTCCCAGAGCCATTTCTAGGGACGGCTTCACTGATCCGCCTCAGTGTATGCCAGACGAATGCAAAAGATCCGATGCTGTGCTAGCGTACATGGTGTACTACAATTATAAAGCGGATCAATGGGCAGAAAACGGCTCACCTATGAAGTGGAGAGGGCAAACTAATGAATACTTGTGAATTTTGTGAAGAATTAACAGAAAATTTATATAGACCAGAAGATTTTAATGTTTTAATATGTGACGTTTGTTATTCAGAGTTACAAACGCATTATATCTTAGAGTTAGAAGGGGAGCAATAACAATGGACTATTACGATGAACAGGATCACGCATGGGACAAACTCAGGGACGATCCTAAATGGCAATCTGAGCGTGATAAGCTTAGGGGTATGCTAGACTACCAATTAAGTTACAAAAGCCTTGAGAAGGGCATACAGGAGCTTCTAGAGGCACATACAGACAGCGAGGGAGGTAATAATGACCAATAACACGTACAAATACACACCAAACGCCGAACAAATGCGTTACGATCTGGTAGACCATCACTTGCACATGCTGGCGCTCTTTGAGTTACTCAGTATGGCTAGGTCTAACCTAAACAAGGATTACCGCTTTAAATCAGACGATGAAATTAGAAGCGAGTGGTTACTAACATTCGGATACGAGGAATAATACCGTGTATAAGATAGCATCCTATGTGTTTGTAGTAGCTACAGCCCCCATATGGTTACCTGTGGCGATATATCTAGGCATTTTTTATAGCTGGGAAGATACCGTACCTAAACAAGAGGAAGAAAATCATGAGATGTAAAGCTTGCGATACGATACTGGACGATAACGAACTAACACGGAAGGACTCTAACGGTGACTTTTTTGATCTATGCAATACTTGCTATTCTGTTTCTGTGGCTTCTCAGTGGGAACTAGACGACTACGATAACTCCGGTAATATTTCGCTAGAATCAGAGTTGACAGAAGGTGGTTTGTATGGTAAAATATAATAACTTAAGTAACTACCTAAGTTTAACTTTAGAAGTTAACTAAAGGGTAAAGTAAAGGTGTATACTACTGTAGTTAACCTAAGTAGTAACTTAAGTTTACGATTTTAACAGGAGAAAAGAGGTGTTCGATGATTTAGAGGATTTAACGGTTGACAAAAAGATAAAACCATGCGATAATATTAGTAAGGATGACATTTCGTCATCTGGTAAACCAAAACAGGGAAGCGAACCTATGTTTGAAGTAGTCGAAGGTGTAGTAAACTTTAGCAACATCACGCAACACGATGTTTTCAATGGTCAAGACACTGGCGCATACAGCATGACTGTAACCATGTCAGAGGAAGACGCTAACACGCTGGCATCGCGAGGTGTCAAAATCAAGGATTATCAAGGCGCTAAACAGCGTAAATTTAAGTCACGTTTTGATATTAAGGCGTTTGACGGCGAGGGTAATCCGTGGACTGGTGAGATACCTTATAACTCTAAGGTACGCCTTAAGTACAAGCTAGGTAACGAACATCCGGTACACGGTGTAGCCACTTACCTAGAAGCTGTAAAGGTGCTAGAGGTAGCCGATGCACCAGACTCTGCTGATCTGGCTGAGTTTTAAACTATGGCTGACTCCAAAGTCATATCGAGGGAACCGTGTCCCGACTGTGGCTCCAAAGACAACGTAGCTGTGTACGACAACGGAGGTAAGCACTGCTTTACTCCATCGTGCAGCTACCACGTCTCTGGTGGAGGTTTCGAGGGGGTGTCGAAAGATGCCCCTAAGATTCCCTTAAACGGCCACAAGGTAACCGTAGGCGCTGCCGTATCGGGTATACACAAGAGGTCTCTTTCAGAAGCAACATGTAGGGCGTTCGGTGTAACCGTAGAGTTTGATCAACAAGGTAACATCGACAAGCACTTTTACCCCTTCTATCACCCAGAAACAGGCGAGCTAATAGCCTCTAAGGTACGTAACGTTCCTAACAAGACGTTTTACGCTACCGGCGACCTAGCATCCTCTGGCTTATTCGGTCAAAACATCTGTCGTGGTCGTGGCAAGTACATCACCATAACCGAGGGCGAACTAGATGCGCTGAGTGTTTATGAGATGTTCGGGCAGAAGTTTGACGTGGTGAGCCTAAAGGCCGGTGCTTCAGCGGCTGAGAAAGAGATAAAAGCTAACCTAGAGTTTCTAGAGGGTTACGACAACATAGTACTGTGCTTTGATAACGATAAGGCCGGTAACTTAGCTGTAGAGAACGTAAAAGACATATTTAGCCCTAACAAGCTAAAGATCTGTAAGCTACCCATGAAAGACGCTAGTGAGATGCTGGTCGGTAACAGGATCACAGACTTCACTAAAGCTTGGTGGGACGCTAAAGTCTATCGACCAGACGGTATCGTAGCAGGTGAGGACACTTGGGATGCGCTCGTTAACAAAAGATCAGTTAAATCTACACCATATCCGTGGGACGGACTTAACACCATCACGAAAGGTCATCGGCCTTATGAACTCGTTACTATCACCAGTGGCTCTGGTATGGGAAAAAGCCAATTCATCAGAGAACTCGAGTACGACCTACTCAAGCGCACTGATGCCAACATCGGCGTACTTGCACTTGAAGAAGACGTACCCCGTACCACTCTGGGAATCATGTCGGTTGCTGCAAATAGACCGCTACACTTGGAGGAAGACACGCCTGTCGATGACCTTAGACCATACTGGGAATCAACTCTGGGAACAGGACGCTACTATCTATTCGACCACTGGGGGTCAACTTCAACGGACAACCTACTCTCACGAGTCCGGTACATGGCGAAAGCTCTCGACTGCAAATACGTTATCCTTGACCACCTGTCAATCGTAGTAAGTGGACAAGAAAACGGAGACGAGCGTAAGGCTATTGACGAGATAATGACAAAGTTACGTACTCTGGTGGCAGAGACGGGCATCGGTCTATTCTTAGTCAGTCACCTAAAGCGCGTCAACGGTAAGGCTCACGAGGACGGCGGTAACATCAGCCTACAGGATTTGCGAGGTAGCCAGAGCATCGCTCAGCTATCGGACATAGTTATAGGCATGGAGCGTAATCAACAACACGAGGATCTAGAGGTTCGTAACACTACCTGTGTACGTATCCTAAAGAATCGTTACACTGGTCAGACTGGCCCAGCGTGTTGGTTACGTTACGATACACAAACAGGACGTATGTTAGAAGTGCCAGCACCTAACTACGACACGAATGAGGATGAGTTTTGAGTAACTTCGTATACTTCGACCTAGAGTGCGATGGGCTTGATCCCAGCGTTATCTGGTGCGTTGTTTGTAAGTACAAAGAAACATCAACGGTGATCTGTAATGCTACTGACTTCATTGCGTACAAAACTTCGATGCCTAAAGCAACGTGGGTCGGACATAATGTCATCGGTTTCGATGTACCTGTCCTTGAGCGTCTCTGGGGTGTTGTTTTTGATAGAGAAACTGTTCTGGATACTTTGGTTCTTAGTCGCTTGGCTGATCCTAGTCGATCTGGTGGGCACTCCCTGAGAAACTGGGGCAACCTACTGGGCTTCCCAAAGGGTGACCACAACGACTGGTCTCAGCTAAGCAGTGAGATGATTGACTACTGTATGCAGGACGTAGACGTAACGGAGGCTGTACACAAGCGCCTTATGGCTGACTTAGATGGCTTCTCTGATATGTCTATCGACCTAGAGCACCGTGTGTCTTGGATAATCAACGAGCAACAACGCAATGGGTGGCTGCTAAACTTTCGTTATGCGTCTGAACTCATGGCTGAGATGCTTCAGCGTCAAAAGGAGATAGAGAACGAACTACAGGCCGTATTCCCCCCTATTGTTGAGGAGCGATGGAGTGAGAAGACAGGCAAAAGGCTGAAAGACAAGGTTACTGTGTTTAACCCAGCATCACGCCAACAGGTCGCAGAGCGACTTTTGAGCAAGGGCGCTGTGTGGAGCGATGTAACCCCGTCAGGTAGGCCGCAGGTTGATGAGAGTACGCTAAAGCCACTACAGCACATACCAGAGGTTGCCTTGGTTCTGGAGTACCTCACGCTGCAAAAGAGAAGCTCTATGGTCAAGTCGTGGCTAGAACACGCAGACCCAGTGACAGACCGTGTTCACGGACGTGTAAACCCCTGTGGGGCAGTTACAGGCCGAATGACACACCAAAGCCCTAACATGGCTCAGATCACTGCCAGAGGCGTATACGGAGCAGAGAGCCGTAGCTGCTGGATTGTACCTAAAGGCAAGAAGCTAGTGGGTTTCGATGCTTCAGGTCTAGAGCTTCGTATGCTCGCACACTACATGGGAGACGAGGAATACACAAATGAAATCCTTAATGGAGACATACACACCACAAATCAAACCGCTGCTGGACTTTCGGAACGATCTCAGGCAAAGACTTTCATCTACGCTTTCCTCTATGGAGCAGGAGACGCAAAAATCGGAAGCGTCGTGGGAGGATCTGCAAAAGATGGCCGTGCTCTTAAACAACGTTTTCTTAGAAATACACCAGCTCTTGAGTATTTACGAGAGCGTGTTACTAGAGCATGTTCAAGGGGACATCTTATCGGACTCGACGGTAGAAAGCTCTGGGTCAGATCCGAACATAGTGCACTAAATACACTACTACAGGCTTCAGGTGCTGTGGTTATGAAGAAGGCTCTTATCTTACTGGATGACGCAGCTAAGGAGTTAGGATTTGATTACAAGTTTATAGGCAACATACATGACGAGATTCAAACAGAGGTTGATGAACAACAGGCAGAAGATTTCGGCAAGCTCGCGGTGTCTTGCATTGTCCAAGCAGGTCAGCAGTTCGGACTCAGATGCCCACTCGACGGAGAATACAAAATTGGAGACAACTGGTCGGAGACCCACTGATGGAGCAGATAGCATTACTACTAGAGGACGACCACTATGACTTAGGTGGTGACAGTAAAGAGTGTAGCAAGTGCAAGGAAATACTACCACTAGAGAGGTTTTCGAGACATTCAGGAGGGAACTATTTAAGACCAGAGTGTAAATCATGCAACAACGAGCTAAGTAAGGTTAGAGAAGCACTAAAAAAGAAATACGGTATGCCTACTGAAGGCTACTCATGCCCTATCTGCAAAGGAGATGAGCAGCACGTTAAGGGGCGAGGCAACACGAAAAACGGATCTTGGGTGTTAGACCATTGCCACGAGACAGAGGCTTTCAGGGGCTGGTTGTGCCACAAATGCAACAGGTCTTTAGGAGGGTTCGATGATGACATAGACATGCTCAAAAGAGCCATAAAATACTTAGAGGATAATCAATGAGCAAATCAGTGTACAACCTAGTGCCGGACATATACGATCTGGTTAAAACAAAACAGACACCTGATGGTGTTGATCTGGAAGCTGCTATAGACGCTTTCGGTGAAAACGTAAAGGAGTTAATGAGAAAGGAGTTTGGTCGTGAGAAGTCTAATGACGGACGTACACTTCGCATGTCTAATATTGGTCGTGACGATCGCTATCTCTGGAATGTTGTAAACAAAAAGGAACACGGCGAGGAGATAGAAGGTCACACCTACGTTAAATTCTTATACGGCCACCTAATCGAAGAACTGCTTTTGTTCTTGACTAAGGCCGCAGGACACGAGGTAACAGATGAGCAAAAGAAAGTCAACGTCAGAGGTATTACTGGTTCTATGGACTGTAAAATTGATGGTGTTGTCACTGACGTTAAGAGTGTTTCAACTTTTGGGTTTAAGAAATTCAAAGATGGCTCGCTCGCTTATGATGACCCGTTTGGTTATGTTGGGCAAATTAAGGGCTATGCTCACGCTGAAGGAGACACGAAGTTTGGCTGGCTTGCTATGGACAAACAAAACGGACACCTCACCTACTTACTTTACGACACGGAAGATACGCAAGCACCGGTATACGATCTAATCAGCTACGACATAGAGGAGCGCATTGAACACGTAAAAAAGCTAGTGGAGCTACCCGACCCACCAGACGTTTGCTACGAGCCTATTCCAGATGGCAAGAGTGGCAACCAGAAACTCGCCGTCGGATGCTCCTACTGTTCTTACAAAAAGGTCTGCTGGCCTTCGGTTCGCGCCTTCGCTTACTCATACGGCCCAAGGTACTTAACAGAGGTCATCAATGAGCCTAAAGTGATGGAGATACCGCTAAAGGAGTTAACATGACTCGCAAAAGAAAACGTAAACTAGGAAACTACAGGTCGGAGTTTGAATTAGATGTCGGACAGAAGTTACAACCATGTGGCTTTAGCTACGAGCCGTTTCAAATACCGTACACAGTCCACCGAAAGTACACACCAGACTTCGTGTACGACGCAGGACACCATCTGTACCACATCGAATGTAAGGGGTTTTTCAGAGTCGGAGATACTCAGAAGTATAAAGCGATCGTTGACTCTCTCTCGGACACGGAAGAGCTTATATTTATCTTGATGAAGCCCAACCAAAAGGTGAGTAAAACTACCAAACTCACTATGGCTCAATGGTGTGACAAATACAACATAAAATGGTATACTATAGAGACTCTAGAGGAGCTTATTAATTATGTCTCTGACACTTGAAGAACTTAAGGAAAAACTAATGGATAACTATGACCCAGACGACCTGCTAGAGTTTTTAGAGCTATCGTCAGAAGAGATTTTAGACAGGTTTGAGGATAAGGTTATCAAACGGTTTGAACAATTAGAGCAAGAGTTTTTAGAGGAGGAGGACGAGTATGGGTACTGAGAACGACAGAAACACAGTGTTCAACGTCACATTAATGTCAGATCATAACAAACCTTTGTTATTTTTTTATGACACAGAACCAGATGAGGTTCTTCCAGAGTATGCGAAATATAAAGCAAGAATAAGCAACGACCTTAGAGCTGCCATTACAGCATCTTTTCTAAAAGAAGGGCGCGACACTTGGCTAGACTCAAAGGTCATGTCGGATGTCTTTACAGAAGATAGAGAAGATATTGTTAATAGTTATAACAAAGTGATTGAAGATGTTGAAGCGAGGATTGAAGATGTCTACTAAGTGTGATCGCAACGTACCCTATCGAGGTTCAATAGACGACGCTACGCCAGAGGAATGGGACAAGAACCGCAAAGGTTACTGGACTAAACAGGGAGGACTAGAACCAATCAAGCCTACAAAGTTTGACCCGGTTAAGCAGCCTGAGCACTACAACACAGGCGACATTGAGTGCATCGACGCTATCAAAGCATCAATGGAACCTACGCAGTTCAAGGGGTATCTCAAGGGTAACGTAGAGAAGTACGTCTGGCGGTACGAGTACAAGAACAAACCAGTAGAGGATCTTCGTAAGGCGCGTTGGTACTTAGACAGGCTGATTGAGGAGAACTTATGAGTGATGTTTTAAAGTTTTTTGGAGGTACGACAGTCGTTCTTGCGCTGGGCGGTTACTTGTTTGGGTGGGCGCTTATCTCCTTTCAGGAGTCTAAATGCCACGGCTACGGTGAAGTAACAGGCTACGAGGTTAAGACAATTAGGGGCGGTACGTGTATGATTAATGATCCCGATAAGGGGTGGATGAGTTACGAAGAACGAGTAGGAAGGAGGGTTAAGCGATGAACAGCATAGACATATCACCTGACGATGCCGACTGCATAGTCAGAGACGTAATAAGGAGTAGTATAGAAACCTTATGTAAGACAGCAACATCAGACGATTTAGCTGACGCTTCGTTTTTGATTGAGGCCCATAATTACTTCAGCTATCCAGACCAGTACTTGTCTTTGGAAGACTTTGAGAGGACTTATGAAAGTAGTAGAGGGTAACTTTGGCAAGCCAACAGAGAACGAGAGCAAAGCCTCTGAGATGTTCGAACTTCTGTCTGCTCACTGCGCAGAGCTAGAGGAAGAAGGCACTGAAGTACAGGCAGTAGTCGTAACGTTTGTTGAAGGTGAGTCACTCGCTGTAGCGTCTACAGTTAACTACCCTGACGGTGCTTATATGTTACTATCGATGGGCAAGGACAGCATCATGGAAGGGATACTAGGAGGAGGCGAGTGATAACCCCGTGTGTTAACCAGTGTAAGCTAGTGAACGAACGCTGTGTTAGCTGCAAGAGAACACGCAACGAGATAGCACAGTGGTCACGCATGAACGAGACCGACCGCAAGAAGATCATTAAACAATTAGAGGAACGATAATGGACGTATATCAACAGTACATACACAAGTCTAGGTACGCACGTTACCTACCAAAGGAACAGCGTCGTGAAACATGGGAAGAAACCGTAAGCCGCTACGTTAACTACTGGGGCGATCGCTTATCAGACGACGAACATAAAGAAGTATTTGAAGCTATACGAAGCCTAGACGTCATGCCTTCGATGCGAGCGTTGATGACAGCAGGGGAAGCACTTGATCGAGATAACGTAGCTGGGTTTAACTGTAGCTACCTACCGATAGACCACCCCAAAGCATTTGATGAAATGATGTACGTACTTATGTGCGGCACAGGTGTTGGCTTCAGTGTTGAACGCCAGTACATATCTAAACTACCAGAAGTAGCGGAGGATTTCCATGACACGGAGAGTGTTGTACACGTCGCGGACAGTAAAATTGGATGGGCAAAGGCATACCGAGAGCTTATTGCCATGCTCTATACAGGTCAAGTGCCAAAGTGGGATACAAGCAGAGTACGACCTTCTGGTGCAACCCTCAGAACCTTTGGCGGCAGAGCGTCTGGCCCAGAACCTCTTGAAGATTTGTTCCGCTTCACCGTTGAAGTCTTTCGAGCAGCTTCTGGACGAAAGCTTAGTTCCATCGAGTGTCACGATATCTGCTGTAAGATTGCGCAGATCGTCGTTGTCGGAGGAGTTAGGCGAAGTGCACTCATCAGTCTCAGTAATCTTACCGATGATCGAATTCGAAGAGCTAAGACAGGACAGTGGTGGGTGGACAACCCGCAACGGGGTCTAGCTAACAACTCGGCGTGTTACACAGAGAAGCCTGACTTCCCTGCTTTCTTAAACGAATGGAAGAGCCTGTATGAGTCGTACTCAGGAGAACGAGGAATGTTCAGCCGAGTCGCAAGTCAGAAGCAAGCTGCAAAGAACGGCAGAAGAGATGCTGACTGGGACTTTGGGACGAACCCTTGCTCAGAAATTATCCTCCGTCCTTATCAATTCTGTAACCTATCGGAAGTTGTTGTTAGGCCATCCGATAGTCTCAAGGATCTCAAACGAAAAGTACGAGTTGCGGCTATCCTTGGAACTCTTCAGGCGACACTGACAGACTTCCGTTACCTACGCAAGGTGTGGAAAGATAACACGGAAGAGGAAGCACTACTCGGTGTGTCGTTAACAGGCATTATGGATCACCCTGTACTGTCAGGACGTAACTCGGTAGGAGACGATGGTGATGCTAAACAACTTAAGAAGTGGCTCAGTGAGCTTCGCGAAGAAACTATACAGGCTAATAAAGAATGGGCTGCTAAACTTGGGATTAATCCTTCTACTGCTGTTACTGCTGTTAAGCCCAGTGGTACTGTCAGTCAGCTTGTTGATTCTGCTTCTGGAATTCACCCACGGTTCTCACCGCAGTACATCCGACGAGTAAGAGGTTCTGCTGACGATCCGTTGTGCCGTGTGTTAGAGGCCGCTGGTGTTCCCGTAGAGGACGATGTGATGTCACCCAACACAAAGGTATTCAGCTTCGTGCAGAAGGCTCCAGAGGGCGCTATATGTACGTCAGAGATGGGTGCTATGGAACAGCTACGGTTGTGGAAGATCTATCAGGATTACTGGTGTGAACATAAGCCGAGCATTACTGTGTACTACAAGGACTCGGAGTTCATGGAGGTAGGGCAGTGGTTGTATAACAACTTCGATGATGTGTCCGGGATCAGCTTCTTGCCGTACTCAGAACACACATACCAACAAGCGCCATACGAGGAGATTGACAAGGCCACCTACAACAAGCTAGTGAAGGACATACCCAAGGTTATCGACTGGGACATCGTAGAGCACGAGGATAAAACAGAAGGTGCTCAGACACTGGCTTGCGTAGGAAACGCTTGCGAGATCTAGTAAACTACAG